GTTTAGGTTTATATCTGAATACGACCATTGGTTAAATCAACCAGTTTCACATTTATCTGATTGTCAATATAATGTTTACTCTTTACAGTTATCTATTTATGCCTATCTTTATCAGTTGGAAACTAAAAAAAAAGTAGGTAGACTTGGAGTTTTTTATCTTAATCCTGAAATAGATAAGTTTCAACTAATACCAATTCCTTATATGGGTCTTGAGGCTAAAAAAGTTTTAGATTTTTGGTATAAACTTAATTGTAGTAAGTGATATTTATGCATATATGAAAAAACACACTACAGATTCTTTTATATCAAAATCAAAAAATATACACGGTGATAAATACGATTATTCAAAAGTTAAATATATCGATAGTCATTCAAAAGTTAAAATAACATGTTTTATACATGGTGTTTTTGAACAAAAGCCTTATTGTCATTTAAACGGAGAAGGTTGTCGTAAATGTAGTGACGAAATAAAATTTCAAAAAAGGAGACATAATAAACATATTTTTATTGAAAGAGCTAAAAAAATACATGGCGATAAATATGATTATTCGATAGTTGAATATAAAAACGTTAGAACTAAAGTAGAAATTATTTGTCCTAAACATGGTGTTTTTAAACAAACGACACCACATCATTTAAATGGGGTAGGATGCCCAACATGTAATTCGTCAAAAGGTGAGTTATTTATTGAAAAAATATTATTAGAAAATAATATTAAATACAATAGGCAATATATTTTTAGTGATTGTAGAAATATAAAAACATTACCTTTTGATTTTTATTTACCAGAATATAATACTTGTATTGAATATGATGGTAGACACCATTTTGAACCTATTGATTTGTGGGGTGGTAAGGAATCTTTAGAATATGTAATAAATAATGATAAAATAAAAGAAAAGTATTGTATAGACAATCTTATTAATTTAATTAGAATTAACTATAAAGAAGATGTTAAAAAAACATTACTTGAAAAGATAAATAAAAACAAAAAATAAAATTATGCAACAATTTGATTCAACAACTTACAACGAAAAAATTAGTGAAGATAAATTAACCGTGGTTAAATATTTTGCTTCTTGGTGTGGACCATGCAAAGTTTTAACGCCGATGCTAGAAGACGTTGTAAAAAATTATACTGATATAAACGTAGGGGAAGTTAATATTGATGCTGATATGCAATTGGCACAAAAAGACGGTATTCGCGGTGTACCTACAGTTGTTTTTTACAAAAACGGACAACTTTTAGATAAAATGGTGGGGTTACATCCGGCACAATCTTACCAAACTAAAATTGATTCTTTAAAATGAGTAAAGTTTTTTTAATTGATATTGATGGCACTATTTGTGAGGATATAAAAAACGAGGAAAGTTATTTATATCCCACAGCCAAACCAATAGAAGGTTCTTTATCTATCATAAATAAATGGTATGATGAAGGTAATGTTATAACATTTTTTACTGCGAGAGAATCTAAAGACAGGGTTGTAACAGAAAATTGGTTAAAAGAAAACGGTTTTAAATACCACGGATTGGTCATGGACAAACCAAGAATTAAAGATGGCCAAGAATATGTGTGGATTGATAACCGTAAAGTTAGGGCAGTAACCTATTTAGGTACGTGGTCTGAGTTAAAAGAAGTTCAAGCTAAAATACAAGTTTTTGCCTAGTTTTTAATACGAAATTCGATAGAAAGACGGTTAAAACCCATCCAACCTTTACGAATTCTCCAACGGTATTCAAGGTTAGATTGAGGTACAAAACCGTCTTCTAATTGAATACCTATATTAGATTGAGTAATTTTATCAAGAATATCCTGACCAATATTATTAACAATACCATCAACAAAGTTATTGTATTTTTCAATAGCTTTATTCATATCACCACCACCAAAAATTCTAGCTACCGCAGCAGCTCCTTCACGAGAAGCAACTTTAAAAATAGGTTCAGAGTAAAGAGTCCAATCAGTAAGTTTAGACATTTTATACTTTTTAAGTTCAACCCTTTCACCTTTTTCAGTAACCGCGTCATATTTGTCAAAAATAGATTCAGAGGTCGGAATAAATTTATCGGGATTAAAACCGACAGACGCGATTTTTTCAAAGTTGGTACGACCAACACCAGACCAAGAAATTTTAGGTGATTTAGAAACCCTAGACCATCCCTTAGATTGACACATTGTATTTTCAAATACTACCCCTGATTTATTTCTACTTTGACCCATTTACTGATTCAGTTTTATTGATTAACATTACAAATATAATAACAATATTTAAATTGGCAAAAACCATACACGATTATTTTTTTATAGTATCCGGATACTTATTTATAAATACCAAGTATGAGTTTAAGAAAAACAAAAGAGTTCTTTATAGAACAGGCTAAAAAGGTACATGGTGATAAATATGATTATTCACTTATAGATTATAAAAGTAACGGAACAAAAATTAATATAATCTGTAAAATACACGGGGAATTTAGCCAACAACCAAGACACCATTTACATGGTAGTGGGTGTCCCGTATGTTATGGAACTAAATTATATAATAATGAAGAATTCATCAGTAAAGCTAAAAAAATACATGGTGATAAATACGACTATTCAAACACCCAATATAATGGAGCACATACTAAAATTAAAATAAAATGTAAAAAACATGATTTCATTTTTGAACAGAAACCAAATAACCACTTATCTTTAAAACAAGGTTGTCCAATATGTAGTGGCACTAAGAAAAAATCACTATATGAATTTATTGATGACGCTAAAAAAATACATGGTGATAAATACGATTACACCCCAGTTGAATACAAAAATAGTAAAACAAAGATTAAAATAATTTGTAAAAAACACGGTTTATTCGAACAAACACCAAATTGCCATTTACATGGCAGTGGATGTCCGACATGTAAGTCTTCAATTGGTGAAATTAGTGTGGAAAATTTTTTAATCAAAAATAATATAAAATATATAAAACAACATTGGTTTAAAAATTGTAGGAATATTTTACCATTAAAATTTGACTTTTATCTAATAGAACACAATATTTGTATAGAATTTGATGGTGTATATCATTTTAAACCACATTGGTCTGATAACAATTCATCTAACCTAAAAAAATCAATAGAAAGAGATATGATTAAAAATAGATATTGTGAAGAAAATAATATAAAATTAATTAGAATTAATTATAAGGATAATGTAGAAGAAAAATTAAATAATATATGGAATTAAAATTAGAAACTTGTCAAACTTTAAAATTAACAGAAACCCTTATGGGTTTTTATCGAAATCTTCACACTATAAAAGATTATTTTCTTGAGCGTAAAAAAGAAAAAGTGGTTAATTTAGACCATGATAAATACACCAAACTAATGTTCAATGATTACTCTATTGAACCTAAAGATATGCAATTTGAAATTGAAATTATTGAGGGTAAATTATTTAATCCGGCGACACAGATTATTACATCTTTACCACTTGAATCCCAAATTGGTAGACAAATTATGATTGGTGTTAAAGAAACCAATAGTAACAAATATGTCGGATTTATTCGTTTAGCATCACCTGTGTTGTCAATTAAACCTCGTAATGATTTATTTGAAGGGTTTAAAATTACGGCAAATGAAGTTAACAAGTATATGATTAACGGAGCGATTATTGTTCCCGTCCAACCATTTGGTTACAACTATTTGGGTGGTAAATTATTAGCTCTTATTTGTTGTTCTCACGACGCACGTCAAATGTTAAAAGATAAATACGGTGACCGTATTGATACTGTTTTTATGGAAACAACTTCACTCTATGGCGACCTTAAAGGTGTTAGTCAGTATGATGGTTTAAAACCATTTATGAAGTACGGTAGTATGACGGAGTCAGATTTATTCCTATTCCCCAACGATGAGGTTTTTATGGAAATTAGAAACGTTCTAAGACCATTGTATGGTAAACCTGAATGGGGTGGTTCTATGGTAGATCCAGGTCCTTCTGGTCCTAAAATGAGAGAATTTAATAAAATGATTTCTATTCTTAAAAATCATTTAAAAGTTCAAAACCCTGTTAAGTTTAAAGAATTCAGTGACTTCACTAAATCACATATGAAAGCTAAAACCAAGAAAAGATATTATTACTGTAACTATGGTTATGATAATGTTGCAGAATATATTTCAAGTGATGGTAAAGTTCCTTTGGTTAAAAGAGATAATTGGGATAGATATCATGTTGAACACATGATTGAATGGTGGAAGAATAAAGCTCAATCACGTTATGAAAAATTAAAAGAAGAAGGTAGATTAAGAAATGATTTGGAAATCTATACTTTGGAACGTATTGAATCAGGTAACGTTGATATGGTAAGATAATGAAAATAACACTTAAAACTGAAGAAATTTTATTTGAAATAGAACAAGAGTACGAAGGTGAATTTCCACCAAATGTACTCAAAGATATGATAACTAAAATAGCTGAAGAAACTATTAAAATAAAAAAAATAAACACTGAATCAAAATGAAAGTAAAAGTAACCGGACACACATACGAAGTTTCCAATTTTGAAAATAAAGAAAACCCAGGACAGGTAATTCAATTTATACATAAAGAACCAAAAACTGAAAGTCCTTCAGAATTAAATACTATTTCAGATGGTACAACAAATGAAGAAATTTTAGAAGTGTTAATTGACCGTATGAATTTTTTACAATCAAAATTCCCTTGTCGTGAAAACGCGATTGTTATTACAAAGTTAGAAGAATCTTTAATGTGGTTAAATAAAAGAACACAAGATAGAATAAAAAGAAATGTAGAAGGAAAACACTTATCTTAATTATGGAAAATAAAAAAATCTCAAATCTATTAAGAGCTGTAGCAGACCTTATGGATGAAACAACTGAAATGGTTGTAGAAACAAACAAAAATGTAATTGAAAAAACTATTGTTAACAGTGAAAAGATTGTTGAACAAACAGTTAATTCACAAAAAGAATTTTTAGATCATTCATTAAAATTAATGAAAAAAATTGAGGAGAATGATGCGATTAGAGCTTACAAAAATAAATTAGCTAAAACCAATAACAATTTAAAAGACGCTCTTGAAGAAATTCAAAAAATGCGTGAACAAGCAGTAAGGGATTTAATCAAAGATTCTATGGAAGTTATGACAAACCCGACCTCAATTGTTGATAAAACAACAAAAAATATGAAAAAAATGGGTGAACAAATAATGGAAGAAGGTAAAATAATGTCAAAATCCTTTAACATTTAAAAATGTACGTTGAAATTTCTCCGAGGCAATCTGGTAAGACAACACGCCTTATTCAGGCTGCCTCGGATTATTTAAGACACAACCCAAACCATAATATCGCCGTTGTTGGGATTAACTCAATGAATACCAATGAGTTAAAAAGTAAATTTCTTAGGGAAGGTATTGGTATCAGTCGTATTAATTTTATGTCCGGTTGTTTATTTGGTAGATTTGACCAAGAACCCAATTATTGGTTTTTTGATGAGTTTGGTTTTATGACAAGGGAAAACATACTACACCCAATTTTTAGAAGTGTAATCGAAAACGGTTATTATTGTACCACACCGAATCATATTAGCAGGTGTGAATCAACAAACACTATCATTGATTATTGTAGACAAAATGATATTCAAATCCATTTTAATAACCCTTGGACCGAAGAACGTATACAAGAACAAGGTAATTGGAATGATTATGTTAGAGAATCTGTGTTAGGTGATTGGGTTAGATACATGGAAATTAACGGTTTAATTAATGGTATAAAAGAAAATTTGATTAGAAAATTCATAAAGAAACATAGATTCACATCATGGTAGATAGAGAACAGTTAAAACACGATTTATTAAACTTTAAGTTTTTATCACAAGAAGAACAAAAACTTAAACAAAATAAAAAATCAAACCCATTGTGGATTGAAGAAAGTATGGTTGATGATCCAAATAATATCATTCCCGAACTTATCCCTTTGGATTCAACCAAAGCTTTATGGAAGACATGGAAGGCAATTGAAGAACATGTTTCTTCTTTTCCTTTTAGACGTAGTCCAGGTCGTAACAATTACTTTTTAGTTAAAAACCAATATGATGGTAAGAATTTAGGCATTCTTGATATTGCAGCAGATTTCCTAGCCTTAGGACCAAGAGATAGACACATTGGTTGGAACAAAAATGATAGAGTTTTAAGAAACAGAAACATCGCAAACATTTCGGTTTGTGTACCTACAAGACACTTTGGTTATAATATGTGCGGCGGTAAGTTATTAACTCTTTTGGCAGCTTCTGACGTTGTTGGTAATCATTGGAAGGAAAAGTATAATGATGATTTGGCAGGGTTAACTGTAACGTCCTTATACGGTCGTGGGGTACAATACAATAGACTAAAACACTTTAACTATTTGGGTTTAACTCAAGGACAGGGAACCGTTCAGATTGACGAAGATTTGTATCAACAAATGAGATTAATTGTTGAGGAAGAGGAAGGTGAGATTCTTGGGGGTAGATTTACAAGTGGTAAAAATTCTCGTATTAACATTATTAGAAAAGCTTGTGACTATTTAGATATTGATGCGAGACGTTTAACAACCCATGGTAATCGTAGAGGAATTTATTGGTGTGATAGGGGTGAAAACACTTCTGAGTTTTTAAAAGGTGTTGATAAAGAATTTAAACCAAAAGATTTGAGTATTGAAACTTTAACTAACCATTGGCGAGAAAGATGGGCTAATAAAAGAATTGAAAATGTTAAAGCTAAGTTATGAGGTTTGATGAATGGTTTTTAAATGAATTTGGTGAGTATGGTTTTACATTAACTCCTATCGTTTATAACCCACATAATTTTATGCCACTCAAAAAGGTTATAGATCCAAGTGGAAGATGTACTAACATTAAATTAACGCTTGAACTAACTGATGATTTACACGGTTGGGGTATATCTTATGACCACCATGTTGAGGCCTTAAGAGAACTTATTAGAATGGAAATTAGAAGATTATATCCACAATTTTTTAAACCTGCGGTCGAACCTGTTAGATATTTAACAACTTTTAAATTTTAGAAATCAAATCGTCACCATCAATAACTTGAACCCTTGGGTGGTCGTGGATAAAGTTTAAACGTCTTTCTTTATCTTGTTCAGTTTCTTTACCTTCCATAGTTGATAACATTATAATTTTCCTATCACCAAAAGTAGAATCCATTCTAGAATAAAGATTATTAGAAGTGTCCCAATTTAAACTTTCAATTGTAAAAATATCTGATTTAACATCTTTAGGGGTTATTAATCTTTTTCCTTTAACATACCATTGATAACCCATTTCTAAAAGTTTTTTTTGTAGTTTGTAAGTAGACTCTACATTGACCCCATTTTTAAATAAGATAACAAAATCACCTTTAATTATTGGAAAACCATCGGCATCAACACCAACTTTTTTAATATTTAATTCTTTGTAAAAATTAAATTCAGGGTCAAAAAATTTAATCATACCCTTACGAGCCAAATCTTCAACATAACCTTGACTCATATTAGAAGTGCCATATTTGTTTTTAAACATAAAAACAGGGTATGTAAGTCCGTCCTCACGATCACGAAAATTTACTGTATGTTTAGGGTCAAAACCTATATATTCCATAGTCTCCCAGTTATTACCTGATTTGATATGATACGTTTGACCTATAGTAAAATCTAACGGGTCATCTATATTAGGTAGCCAATCAAAATCTTCCATAGACATTTACAACCAATTTTAAAAAGTTTATTATTACAAATATATAAATAAATATGATACAAAAGGTTATACATACAGCAGATATTCACCTTCGTCTTTTTAAAAGACATGAAGAATATACTGAACAATTTGAAAAGTTCTATAAAGAATGTCAGGAACACCAGCCTGATAGAATAGTTATTGTCGGTGACTTAGTTCACTCTAAGAATCAGATGACGCCCGAACTTATTTATATGGTTACAACTTTTTTAAATAACTGTTCTAAGATTGCTAAAACTGTTATAACCTTGGGTAATCATGATTTCTTAGCGAACAATTTAGATAGAATGGATGCCTTATCACCAATTATCTCTACTATGGATAACCCTAATATTTTATTTTTAAAACATACGGGTTGTTATGTTGATGAAAATGTTGTTTGGTGTGTTTACGGTCATATGGAAGGTTCAGAAAGACCTAATATTGAAGAGGCAAAAGAATTTTATGGTGATGAAAAAACTTATATTGGTTTGTATCACGATCCTTTGGTTGGGTTAAAAACCGCTGTTGGATTTGAATTTGAGGATGGTAAAGACATTTCTATCTTTGAAGGATGTGATTTGGTAATGTGTGGTGATATCCATAAGTACCAAGTCATGAACCATCGTAAAACACCTATCGTAATGCCTTCCTCTATGATTCAACAAGATTTTGGTGAAGATCCCTATAATCATGGGTATGTTATTTGGGACTTAGAAACCAAAAAACATGAATTAAAAAAATTAACTAATGACTACGGCTTCTATACATTTAAAATAAAATCTATTGAAGATATTGAAACTGAATCTGAAAGATTAGTAATATGAGTCAAAAAAATATAGTGGACGTACCACAGGCTTTAAAAGATGAAATTTGGGATTATTGTCGTATCAATGACATTACCAATATTGATTCTTTTACAATCAATTTAATTAAACAAGGCTTTGCTGTTGAAAAATACGGTACCTCACCTTTACCACCTCAAATTATAGAGAAAGAGGTTATTAAAGAAGTTGAGGTTATTAAAGAAGTTGAGGTCCCTGTTGAAAAGATTATTGAGAAAATTATTGAGAAACCAATTGAAAAAATAATAGAAGTTATCAAAGAAGTACCTGTTGAAAAAATTGTGGAAAAAATTATCACTGATGATTCACAAATCAAAGAATTGGTTGTAAAGATTGAAAACTTGGAAAAAGAATTGGAAGATTCTAAAAATGATAATTTAAAACAAATTAGTGACAGGGAAAAAGATTTAACAAACAAAGTTTCTTTATTAGAAAAAGATTTAGAGTTAGAAAAAATAAAAACTTCTAACAGTGGTTTAAATAGGTTATATGATGAAATAAATAATTTAAAGGCTTTATTAGAAGTTGAAAGAAACCGAAATAAAGCTAGAAAAGACCAAGACAATCCTTTTGGTGATAAACCAAAAAGTTCTATTAATTGGATTCCTAAAGATGAAAGAGATAATAAAAATTTATACGGAGAGTGAAAAATTTTAATAACATATCTGATATAGATACGACCACAGATGAGGGTAAACTTTTACTTTCAGCTGTGGCTATATTGACTAGTATAGACACTCCTGACGTAAGATACGGTAGTACAGAACATCCAGATAATGTTCTAAAAAGGATAGAAAATTTGGCTACACACATTTTTGAAAATAATGAACATGTAGGAATTGAAACCGGCATATATCAAAAAAATATTTTAAAACATAATTTTATTAAATGACAACTAAAACAAAAGAAAAAGTTTCAATACCCGCAAAGGCAACAGTAAGGGTGATTTGGGAAGGTGATCCTGTAGAATATACAAAAGACAGGGTTAAAAGAATTGAACAATATATCGCTGAAAAATATGCTGTTAGTAAAGTACAGGTAATCTTTAAACCTAAAAAACAAGATACTACTCACGGCCAAGTAGAAATGTCTATAGCAGATAACGTTATGGACAGTAACTACCAACGAAAGTTATTTAAAGAGTGGTTAGATGGTAATAAGATTGAAATTGATTGGGAAAGGTTAATACGTCTTGACGATAAAGTTAATGACAAATTAAAACAAGTCCGTGATATTGAATATCGTTACCGTAATTGGTACATTAAAGAACTTGAGTGGGATAACTTTTTATCTTACGGTGATGGTAATAAACTCTCATTCGACGGTTTAAGAGGTATAACAACTATTTCTTCAAATCCGGCAAATCAAGGTGGTAAAACAGCTTTATCTGTTGATTTATTATTGTTTTTATTCTTTAATGAAACTACTAGAACAAAAGTTGCTGCACAAGTTTTTAATAAATTTAGGGATGTTAATACAGTTAGGGTTAAAGGTAAGATTAATATTGATGGTGGTGATTACATTATTGAAAGAACTTTAACTCGTAGTAAAAAGAAAAATGAAGATGGTTATAATGTAAAAACCGATTTAAATTTTCAAAAAGTATTAGTTGATGGTTCTATACAGAATCTAGAGGGTGAACAACGTAGAGAAACAGACGAATTCATTAGAAAATCAATTGGAGATGTTGATGATTTTTTATTAACAATTATTGCAACCTCAGACAATCTTGAAGAATTAATACACACATTACCGACTCAAAAAGGTAGACTACTATCTAAATTTATTGGGTTAGAAGTTATTGAACAAAAAGAAGAAATTGTTAAGGAATTAAAATCTACTTGGGCTAAAAATCTTAAATCTGACCAATACAACTCTGGTGATTTAACCAAAGAAATTAATGATTTAACGGTTAAGATTAAAGATTTAAATGATGACAACACTTTTTGTAACGGTAAATTGGATGAATTAAAAGTTGAAATATCTGATACAAGTGGTATTAAAGATACCCTACTATCCCAAAAAATTGTTATTGATACTGAAATCATTAGATTAAGACCTGAAGATATTGATAGGGAAATTGATGCAATAACTGAAAAGGGTAAAAAATCTAAAGAAAAGTATGACATCTTAAAAGACGAGTTTGATAAATTAACGGAAGTAGAATATGATGGTCAAACCCACAAAGAATGGAAGCAACAATTAAGTGATTTGAATATTGCTAAATCACATAAAAGTATTAAAAAAGATGCTGTACAAGACTTAATTAAAAACTTGGAAGAAGGTGAGTTTTGTTCTCTTTGTAAACAACCATTAAAAGATGTTGACCATTCTGAAGAAATTGCTAGTAACAAGTTGACGTTAGAGGAATTAGTTAAAAATATTAATGATTTAAACCAAGAAATTGAAGAGGCTAAAGTTGAAATTGAAAAACTTGATAAGATTAAAGAAAGGGTTGATGAATACGATAGAAAATCTATCATGATAGATAAGATTGAACTTGAAATTGAAAACCTTAGACTTCAACTTAAAGAGAAAAAAGATTTAAAGAAAAAGTACGAGGACAATATTGGTAACATCGAAAAGAATAAAGATTTAGATTCTAAGATTTTAGGTTATAATGCCAAGTTAGATAGACTTAACAGAGAACGTGATGGTTATGTTTCTAGAATTCAAAGAAACAAATCTGATATTGAAAGAGCGGAAGACTCCATCACCAAAAATAAAGAGTTAATTAAAACCATTAAAGTTGAAGAGGAGGTTAAAATCATCTTTGAAATTTATACAAGAATGGTTGGTAAGAACGGAATCACCAAATTGATTATGAAGAATGTGATGCCTTTATTAAACTCTGAGTTAGAAAGGTTACTTTCAGATTCATCTAATTTTAAATTAACTGTTGATATTAATGCTAAACAAGAAGTTGATTTTATGTTGGAAAAAGAGGATGAAAACGGTCAGACTATTAGTTATTTATTAACAGAAGGTTCAGGACTTGAAAAAACTTTAGGTTCTTTAGCATTAAGAGTTGTTTTATCAAGAATTAGTTCATTACCAAAACCAAATATTATTGTATTTGACGAAGTGTTGGGTAAGGTGGCGAATGAAAACTTAGAGTTAGTCGGTAACTTCTTTCAAAAGTGTTCGGAAATGTTTGATAACATCTTTTTAATTACACACAATCCGTTAGTAAAAGATTGGTCTAACAATGTTATTATGATTGAGAAAGTAAATAACATCTCTTCTTTGACTATGTCAAAATAATGATTACATTTGTTAGAGATATTTATAATAAAAACAACAACTATGAACAAAAGATTTATGATTATTATACTTGGTACCGCGAACGGTATTGAGAAAGATTTAAATTTTATCGCCGATGGTGATACTGGTGTTAACTATGTTGATGGTAAAGGTATGTTTATTTGTACTTTTTATAGTCCTTATACAGCAGCCGAAATTCACGAAAAAATGGCTCATAGACCAGCTATCATGATTTTTGATATCACAGATGTTGACAGCTACGGAGTGAACCTACCCCCAAAATATTATATGGGTATTTTCCCTGAAGTTCAAAAAACAATGGATTCTATTTTAGAAGAAAAATGGGGGTTAACAAAAACTTCTGTAAAAACTAAAATAAAAGAAGAAGAGATTGTACCTAAAATTGAAGAATACGACTCTATAGATGAGATTTTAGATAAATTATCTCGTTATAATTATGATAGAAATTGTTTAACAGAAAAAGAAATACAAATTTTAAATAAAAATTGATATGATTTTCCTATTGTTTATTTTATGGGCAATATACCTAACATTAGGTATTGGTTGGTTATATTACATTATAAAAAAAAATAACATACAGGAATATAATATGTTAGGATCAATGTTTGTCGTTGTAACATGGCCTATACATTTGTTTTACACTAAATTTAAAAAATGAAATTGGATTTAAAAAATTTTTTTAAAAACCCTTTTAAAAGGGAAAAAAAACTAGAAATAACAGAAGAATCAAAAGAGGCTTTTGCTAAAATAATTTTAGACAAAAAAAAAGGTAAAAAACCCAAAAAGTATGAACCAAAAGAAAATTGTGAAATACAGGGTTACAACTTTAAAATAGGTGATAAAGTAATTTGTAGATCAAATGAACCATACCCTTTAATAATTGGTAAAATTATTGAATTTTGGGATAATGAAGGTAAATGGACAACACCAGTTCCAGTGGTAAGAAATAGTCGTAATGGTAAAAAATTTAATGTTCATGGTATAGTTAGACCCTACACACATGAATTGATGGATACTTTACGTCCTCTAAAACCTTTAGAACAGTGGAATTATTTTGTCCCTGAAGATGTTCGTTATACAGAAGAAGAGATGAAACGTAAAGAAGAGTCTTTTGAAAAAAGAGAAAAATCTTTGCCAAAGAAAAAATAAGTGTTACATTTGTGTCGATGATTCCTTATAACAAGTATCGATACATATACCCACCCCGTCCCGAAATTAACTTACCATCTTCCGAGTTAACCAAATATGATACAGGGCAATGGGTGGGACAACCAAAATTAAATGGTTCCAATATTACAATCTTCACAAATGGAACTGAAATCCATATTTATAATCGTCACAGTAACCCTTTAATGAATGTTAAGATGGGTAACAAAGAACTTTTATCCTTACATAGGGGTAAAGGTTGGTTTGTTCTTAACGGTGAGTACATGAACAAGGCAAAAATTAATTCAAAAAATGAGGCCTTTAACCATAAATTAGTTATCTTTGATGTGTTGGTTTACAACGGTATTCAGACAGTAGGAATGTCTTTTGATGAAAGAATAAAGTTGTTAAACATTCTTTTTGAATCAACAGAATATGATGGTTACATAAATAAAATTACCGATGACGTTTACATTGTTAAATCTTTTTATGAAAATTTTAACACAATATATCAAAAAATAATACAAATCGATATGTATGAGGGATGGGTTCTTAAAAAAAGAAGTGCCAGACTTAAAAATGGTTTGTCAGAAAAAAATAATACGGATTCACAAATGAAGTTCCGTAAGCCTACAAAGAACTATAGTTATTAATGTTATATAATGAGTATGAAAAAATATTAACAAAAGGTAAAAGAGTAAATTGGTACGACACCCAAGTACCTGAGAAACTAATAACTGATATTGTAAAAGCGATGGCAAATCAGATAGTAGATCAAATAAACAAATACGAGGGCGTTGATTCCAACTCAAAAAAAGATTATATTTGTAATCTTTGGGAAAATGTAAAAAATTTACCTTACACTATGAACGGTGATTTTTATTTAATAAAGAAAAAAGAAATTGAAAGTAAACAAAAAAAACCTAAAATTAATAAAAATGTAAAAGAACCAAAAGAAGAAATAAAAAAAGTGACAAAAAATAGTGGTTTAATTTTCGGAAACAAAACAAAATAAAAGTTATATATGAGCACAGTAAACACAAAAAGATTTATCGACACTTCAGAAGAAAGCATTTCAATGTACCTTAAAGACGTTAGAAAGCTGGATATGATTACGGCTGAAGAAGAAATTGTCTTAGCTAAAAAAGTTAAAGAAGGTGACGTTAAAGCTACTGAAAAACTAATAAAATCAAATCTAAGGTTTGTTATTTCTGTGGCAAAAGAATACCAAAACCAAGGGATTCCTTTAGCAGATTTGATAGCAGAAGGTAATTTGGGTTTGATAAAAGCTGCTCAAAAATTTGATCCTGAACGTGGTTTTAGATTTATATCTTATGCAGTTTGGTGGATTAAACAATCCATAATACAGTCATTAAATGACCACGCCAGAACAGTACGTTTACCAGTTAATGTAACAAACCATATGACAAAACTGAAAAAAGATATTTCAGCTTTTGAACAAAAACACGGACGTAAACCGACAGAGGCCGATATGGACATGACCGGATTAAACCAACCATTTTGTACGTCTTTAAATGAAACTATAAATGAAGACGGTGATGAGATTATTGACGTTATTGAAGATAATTCATTTGTTAAACCTGATGAGTCCATGGAAAGACCTAACGAAATGTTAAAAAATGAATTAGAAAAAACTCTTTCAGTCCTATCACCAAGAGAAAGACAAATAATAGAACTTTATTTTGGTTTGGGTGGAACACCATTAACTCTTGAAGAAATTGGTGAGGACTATGGTTTGACCAAAGAACGAATCCGTCAAATTAAAGAAAAAGCCCTTCGTAAGTTGAGAAATAAAAGTCAGAATTTATTTGAATTTGTTTATAAATAAAGAAAAACCCCTTTACAGAAGGGGTTTTTTATAAAATCTTTTTTTAAATTTTTGAATGAACTTATCTACAAAACTTAAAAAATAGGCCTTTAAAATTAGATTTATTAAATTTTTATTTTCCATTCTAATAACTAAAACATATCTAATACCTTCGGTTATTGGAAATGCCTCATGATATGACATAATTGTGTCAGCTTTAAATAATAAACCACAACCTACCTCTTTAGGGTTTAACACTTCACCACTTAAGGGAAAATAAGTTCCACCACCTTTATAATCTTCATTTAATTTAACCACACAACTGTAAGAGTTACAATCGTGATGTGCTGACATGTAATTTTTTGTATCTAAAGAATATCTTACACCGAAAACCATCCCAGTTTTTCCACCTGTTATAGGTTTTATAACAGTATTAATTTTTTCCTGTATTAAATCAGCGATGGGTTTTGACAAATTTTTTATGTTTATTTCATAGGAACTTATCCTCTCAACACCGTGGTTGGTGGAAATTTTTATAAACTCTCTATTTTTTTCAAAGTCTTTTACTATTGACTCACACTCCTTTTCATCAAAAATTTTTACTATTTTTACAGGTACCATTTTTTTCTTTTAAAATTAAATTTAATCAAATCTTTTAATAGGTTTTTTAAAAATATTTTTTTATAGTTATATTTTAATCTAATAACCTCTACTTTAAAATCTTCTCCATACATCTCCTTCAACAAAACTACTCTATGATGCCCGTTAATACAGTAACTATCTTTACTAATTGTGATGTAACCAAATTTAGAAGGACACCACCCATTTTCTGTAATACTTTTTTTTAACACACCCCAATCGTATTTAGGGTCAGAATTAGTACCTCTACCGTAAGATTCTAAAAAACTAAATTTTATTAATTTTAATTTAATTAAATCCACCTTAAATTAATTTTATCGATTGTATTAACTGACCAATTAATATCCACTGTTTTATTAAAAGTTTCGGTTAACTTGTCTCTTTGTTCTTCTTCACTCATATCTTTACCCTTACCACGATTTATTGACATATTTTCGTTGTAGTAATAGTAGTATAAATCTTTATTTATCACACACTCTGTTTTTATCAAACCCATTTTATAAATTTTTGTAGCCCACTCCAAATCCTGTTCTCTTGGTCTATCACTAAATTTTACAGATTCGAATATTTCTTTTTTTATAGGGGTTGTGTGACAAGTATGTCTTAAATTCAATGTTATCTTCTTTTTTAAAAATTTTATTATAAATAAAAAAAATAACATTTTTATAGAATTATTTTTTAATTTTAAAATAGTTTTTTCCTTATCTTCAAAAGTTTTAATAAATTGATGCACGTTTAAACGAAACTCCCAATCCTGATTTCTATCATCGTAGTATTTCTGAACATAACATTTTAAAAAATTAAAAAACACTAAAGATTCACCTTCATACTTATTAGAAACTTTAATTCTAATAAAATTATCTTTATTATTGTGATAATATCTGTGATTGTGTGATATTTGGTCAACATTTGGGTTTTCGTCTATGGCTTTTATAATAGAAGAACAATAATCTTCAGATACCATATCGTCATCACCAATTAAAACACAATACCGACCTTTGGCGGACTCAACCAATTTATTAAATTTGTAACCAACTACAGATTCAAAATTGTCCTGATAAATAACAACCTCTATCCTGTTTTGTAATTCATTTTTAACAATTTGATCTTGTAAATTAGTTAATAACCTGTTAAGGTATTTTTTTCTTGGTGGTACTGTAGCGATTAAAATTGATAAATCCATATTGAAATATATAGATTTTATTTAAGATAATAAATATTTATATTATATGATAAAGAAAATAATAAAAGAACACTTATTATTAGAAAAAAAAATAGCTGATATTAGAGCTAATCTAATAATTAGTTATGATTTAAGACATGATGAAAGAAGTTCTCACAGTGAAAAAAGAAAATGGAGACACGTATCAACTGGGGGTGATAGAATTTATGACTTATATATACAAAATCTTGTTGAAGCGGCCAAAGATGAAATAACTTTCAGAATAGTCCAAGAAGAGATACAAGACGGAGTTCGTTTTATAGTTTCACAAAAAAGTGATCCACATTTAAATGTTATTATTGAACCTAAAATGAAAAACCCTTATATATGGACTTTATATGTTATAAGTGTTATGAATAAAAAAGATTTTGCTATTGGTAGAGACCAATTACAAATATTTGCATAAGTAAAAACCCCACTAGTATTCTGACCGTGGGGTTTTTATTTTTCATCACTAATATCCGTTAGTGATTGAGGATTTTCACCTTGACGTTTCGTGTCATACCGTCGGTTAAGCTTAAGGGGTTAACCAATTCAACCCTGTTTCATTAACAATACAAATATAGTAATGTTTTGTTTATTGGCAAAATCGTATTTAAATAAATATTTAGATTGCTTTATATTAACTTATAATTATAATAAAATAACAAGATATTTATAAATAAAAATAAAATGAAAAAAATTATAGATTTTGTAGACAAATGGGCAATTAGAATCACGTTCCCACTTTTTTTAATTGTTTTTTTAAAAACTTGTTCCACTAATGGTAAAATTGAAAAATTAGAAAAAAACTTGACAGAACAAAATAGAAAATTAGATTCTGTAATAAAATCCGAAACTATTTCAAAAGAAGAATTCAATAAAATGTTAAAAATTGAAGGATTAAAAGTTGAAAAAAGAATGATACAATCAACAGACAGGAAAATTTTCGATGTCAACCGTCAATCGGAAATAGATAAAGAGATTCAAAATTTAGAAAATAAATAATGGTAAATTGGTTTAAAACAAATAAAAAAGGTATAATTAGAGGTTCATTCCTTGTACCAATTATATTGGTTATGATTATATCTATATCCCACGTTGTTAGTTGGTACGATTTATCAAACCCATTTAGTTGGGCAATATACTTATCAGTAGCTATTGAAATTGCCGCGATGAGTTCTATTGCTGCAGCATCTGTTAAAGTTAAAGGTGGTGTTTGGTTGGTTTTTATTATTGTTACCTTGATACAATTTATAGGTAATATTTTTTTCTGTTTTAACGACATTGATGTGGCTAGTAAAGAATTTAAAAGTTGGGTTGAATTAACGGGTCCAGTTTTTGAGTCTTTAGGTTCAGACATTACTGATATAGTCGCACAAAAAAGATGGTTAGCTTTATTAGAAGGTGGTTTATTACCTATAATTTCTTTAGCTTCCCTACATTTTTTTATAAAATACGGTGGTATGGACGATGAAAAACGGGTAATAGAAAAAGTTTTACCAAAAACTGAAGAAATAAAAACCGAAGCCGAAGAAATAAAAACCGAAAAAATAGAACAGAATGTAATAACCACCCCAAGTATAAAACAAAACCCTTTGTCCATAAACATGACAAAAAAAAATCAAGGATTAGATAAATGGTCTTAATAGATAATGAGACATATAAACTATTAGAAAATAATTACCATAAAGAAGTTTATGATAAAACACAAATAATAATAGGACATACTGGTCAAAATGATATGTTACATTATAATGGTTGGGTTTATAGGTTAAACGGTAAGAACAAAAAAACCGCGACATTTACAATAACAAAAAACGGAAAAATATACCAACACTATAATCCTATATATTATTCTTCTTTCGTAGACAATCAACAAGATAAAGCCTCAATATCAATAGTTTTAGAAAATTTAGGTTGGTTTAAAAAAGATTCTATGATTGGTAGATATGTTGATTGGTTAGGTAACAATTACAAAAAAAATAACGAAGAAGTTTTATGTAAACGTTGGCGTAATTATACATATTGGGATCTTTACACTAATGAACAAATAATATCATTAAAAAATTTGGTGGTAAAGCTTTGTGAAAATTATGATATTTCTAAAAATTTTATTGGCCACAACGTTTTTGATGACAATGTTGACCTATTTAAAGGTATAACCTTTAGAAGTAATTACCACCAAGAGTCTACTGACGTAAGTCCGGCTTTTGACATGGAAATATTAAAAAACATATAAAATGAAAACACAAAAAAAGGATGACATTAGAGAACTTTTAGGTAGAATTAGAAAGTTACAAAACGAAAATCAGCAAATAGGTTTAACAAGTTTCGCTGATGGTAAAAAAATTATTAAAGAACAAAACATTAGACTTTTAAAAGAAGAAGAATTTCAAGATATAACACCAGAAGAACAAAGAGAGGAGGAAAACAAGTTTAAAGATACTGTGTCTAAATTGGTTAAGTTTGAAAAAATGAAAGTTTACCGTCAAAATGTTGAATGGTCTGGCCAACTTGTACGTGAAAAAATAAAATGGGTTTTTTCATTAAACGAGAGTAACGGATGTTACATCTCAATAGAATCCCAAGACATGTTACAGTTAACCATGGAAGTAATTGAGACACTCAAAAAACTTAAAGGTTATTACGATGTATGGTCTGATGAATGGAGTGCTAGATTAACAGGTACAACCACAGAAGAAGGTGGTGAAGAAGGGGGTACCGAAGTACCAGAAGGGGGTTTTGGGGAGTGATGAAAGATAAATTCAATTCAATACTTTTAGTTATCTTATTGTTGGTGATAATATTTTTAACTTGGCGAATTAATAATATTGAAAAAAACAATGAAGATGCACAAGATGCTTTAAAAAAATCTATTATAATGAACGATTCTTTAACTAAAGAAGCTGATGGTAGGTACGCTAAATTAGTTAATTATTACAATACAGAAAAAGATTTAAAATCTGAACTTAAAAAAAGTAATGAAAAATTATACGATGTTATTAAAAAAGAAGATGAAAAACTCCTCAGTTTAACAAAAGCAGTATTGTCATTAGAAAACGCTGTAATTGAAGGTATCGGTAAAATAGATCCCATAGATAGTAATAAAATTAATTTAGTATTAAGGTATCCTAATGATAAAAACTCTTTTATTAATTGGTATGGTAGTGTAGATAAAAAAACTGCTTTTTATAAGGGTGAATGGAATTTTGGTAAGTTACCTTTACAAATTGTTTTAACTGAAGAAGAAAACGGTATATGGAAGTCAAGACTAGTTGGCCCCGAATGGTTAAAAGTAGATTCTATGACAATTAATAGTTTACCCCCGAAAGATTTTTCTGGTAATGAACTAGGAAAGCTTCAATTTTTTGTAGGAGGCGGTTATATTAGATCATTATCCGATGGACCAAACGGTGTTAGCATAGGTGGGGGTCTAAGTATAAACGGTTACCATAATTTACTTTTACAAGCAACAACAAATAAAGAAGTAAGTTTAAATTATTTTTATAATTTTCAAAAAAAGAAAAAAAAGAAGAAAAAATGAGCAGTCAAATTGAAAAATTATTACAAGAAATAAAAAACAACAATAACAAAGAAATTGTTTTATACACAATGGAACATTGTCCTGCTTGTAAAGAATTGAAGAAAAAACTTGACCATTTAAATATCACTTATGAAAATGTTGAAATGGAAGGTAACGAAAAAATGTGGGAATGGCTTAAGGAAAAAGGTGGTAAGGATTATGTACCACAAGTTAACATTGAAGGTAAAATTTTAAATGAATTTGACGAAATAAATGATTTAATTAGTATGGTGATTAGTGAAATGATTGGTAGAAGAATAATTATAAAATAAAGTTATGAAAAAAAAATTTTGTATTTTGATAAGTAAATTAACCTTTGGAAAATTTTGTTTCAAATGGTGTAAACTTTAATTTAAAAACCACCCCTTCAGGTGGTTTTTTTATGCTATGACGATATTTATTGAAAAAGTGTATATACACTAATAACAAAATAATTTAAAAAAACCCAAAATGGCCAAGAGAGTATTAAGGTATACAGAAGAAGAGTTTGTAACTCTTTTAGAGAACATTGTTAATAAAGTTAAAGCGGAAGAAAAACGTATTAACGAATCTAAATTAAGAAATGACAGAAGAAAAAACCTAAACGAAAGATTTAAATCTTTAAAATAATTTTTGTAAAATGGATAGAATTAGGATTAAAAATTTAATTAAAGAAGAGTTAAATGCATCTGACGAGGCAAGAATTAAAAAACTTGCTCGCGACGAATTTGACAAAGAAATTAAAAAACACCTATCAAGTTCACAACTAGAAAAAAAAGTAAAAGAACTTGTTATATCTAATCTTAAAAACCATAAAGCAACACAAAAAGAAATTGCTTCAATTACAAAAGAGGTTTTAGTTAAACTATATAAAACTCTTTGGACAAGAAAAGGGTTCTGGAGTAACGGTTTAGAAAACATTTAATGAACACACAAAAAGACCCACAAGCAAAAGAAGGTATGAGAGTTAAAATAATCTCCATGGTTGACGATCCAAACCCAATACCTAAAGACACTTTAGGTACAATATCTTTAATTGATGATGCGGGTGTTATTCATGTTAATTGGGATAACGGTAGAAGACTTGGTATGATACCTGGTGTTGATGAGTATATTTTAGAACCTGATTTAGAAAATGTGTTTGACAAACTTAGTGAACAGGATAGTGGTAAAATTGCTATTAAAAATGATATTAAAAAAACACCTAGTGTTGTAAGCAAATCAATGCCAAAACCAACAAAGATGTCTTCTAATGTTAAAAGTTCATTAAAATCTTCAGGTATTAAAACAGATAAAGTAACAAAAAATTTTAAATCAGCTAATATCTCTGACATTAAAGTTGAGTCTGAAGAAGATATTGATTATATGACTGGTGCCGGTGGTGCTGCAACAGGGGCCGCAAGTTCTTCAGGGGCTTACGTTGGTCCTATGGGAGCGACAAAACCAACATTTGGTAAGGGTCCTTTAACTAAAGATAAAGGTGTGACTAAACCAGGTCCATTACACCCAAAGAATGAAAATATTTTTACCAAAGCCGATTTAATTAGTGAAATTACCAACTCAGACGAAAGTGGTTGGTATGATGATACAAGGTTTGAAGCTTGGGCAGATAAAAACAAAGATGGTTGGCGTTGGAACGATACTCCGGCTTATCACAAAGAAGGTGTTATTATTGATCCTCTAACAAAAATATCTGCGACTTGGGATGATGACAATCTTGATATATCTAAAAAATGGGGTGCCTACCAAGACAAAATTAAAAAAGAAAATGTTTTTAAAATAGTTAAAAAACTTCTTAACGAATCAATAGAAAATATTTTTTTAGATAATGATGGGGATGGGTTAGTCAAGGGTAGTAATTATGTTTACAAAGGCAAAGTATCAAAAAAATCGGGTACACCTACTACAAGTGACGATGAAGAATCTACTGTCGATGTTAAATTAACAAAATGTACTAAAGATACATGTTATTTTGAAGTTTTGGATGATGATATAAAAAAAAGGGGTTTTAACACAATCACTTTAAATTTATTAGACAAAGAACCTAATAAAACAAAAAAGCATGTTTTTAAAAAAAATATAGAAGAGACAACAACTTTTAATTCTGTTTTTGGTTCTGGGTTTCCTGTTGTACCAGCTTTTGCGGCTAAAAAGGGTCAATGGAAGACAGCTAAAAAACCAATATGGAAAGGTGGTAAAATAGTACAACAAGTTGAAAATTCCGGTATGTTAAATCCAATAAATGAAGTAAATACCGTTAAATACAATAAAGGTGGTAAGTTTGTTAAAATAAAAAAGAAGTGTACAAAATTTCCTTATTGTAGTCAAGGTGCTTTAGATAAACCTTTAGAAGTTTCAACTAAGGTGTCTGAACCAGGTAGTTACGTAGAAGAACAATTGATGAAAAATATTCATGAAGTTGCTAAAATGACCGGTAAATCATTTCAAGAAGTATATAATATCGTTAAGAATAAAACATTTATAAAATAAAATAAAGATGTCAAAATTAAATAAAATAATCAAAAACGATCTTGAAAATCTTTTGGAAACTAAAGGTTTTGAAGATATGGAGGTTGCTTTCGGTGTTAAACATAAAAGTGATAATTTATCTGACGCTGAAAAAAACCAATTTGGTCCAATGGGGCAATTAAAAACTTCCGAGGGTGGAAGTTTTACTAATCCTAAAGTACCTGGAACTAAAGAAGTTGAAAAGGCAAATATCCAAGGGGGCAAGGATGCTCAAGCATACTATAAAGAAGTGGCTAAGAAAATTAAAGACTACCAAAAACCAAACGATAGTGAAAAATTTGTTGAACCAAAAGTGCCTACAAATACCGATAATGAAGATGAAAGAGTTAAGACGACAGGTTATGATGTAGGTGTTAGTGGTATGGAGGTAGTGTCCGATATGGCTGAAAAAGAAGGTGGTTCTGAGGCTGATAAGAAAAAATATAAAGAAAGATTAGATAAGCTTAATGGTAATGACAAAACTCACCAAAAACTTAAAAAGAATGCTAATAAAACAAATGTTATGAAGTATGATAAGGATGCCAGAAACGGTAGACCTGTAAGAAATTCAGATTCTAGACAACCAGAACAACCGGAAAAGAAAAATGAAAACGTTTTTAAAACTAAAGGTAAGTTAGTTTCAGAAGAACAAGTTATTAAGTTAGCAAATAAAGTTCCTACAAGAATTAAAATAGATGAAACTAAATTTGAAATAACTGATGGTGAAAATACTTATAAATTAATTTGGGAAGGGGATACAAAAACAGGTGAGCCCATTATTACAAATTATAAAAACAATAAGTTAGTAAATGAAGACATAGAAAAAATGAAATATCTATGGGGTTTTAAACCTAAAGAAGAAAAAAAGATTGTTAAAGAAGAGGCTGAAGAAACATTTAAAAAAATGTTTAGACAAGTTAAAAGAAAATAATTAAAACCCCTCACTAGAGGGGTTTTTTATTTAACTTAATATTTATTTAAAAATAATAAGTTTTATATTTTTGATAATGAAAGGAAAACTACATACGATAGATTTCATAGAATACATTTCAAAACCAATGAAGAAAGAAGATATTTTATTAATGTATAGAATAAATAACATAATACCTGAACGTAGTAGTTTATATTTAGATTTTTCACATTCTTTATTTGATTTAGTTGTAAATACATATATGGGTGATGAACTAATGAATAGTCAAACCATTAAAGAGCATTTTGATTGGTGTTGGAAAAAAACAATAGATTCTTTTAAGAAAGAACGGGTTTACATTAGTAGTACAGAATTATATAATTATTTTTTAACACTTTTTTTAGAATCTTTTTACAACGAATCTGATAAATCCGAAAAAAATATTAATAAAATTTTAGAGTTTTGGCAGGATGTATTTAAATATTCTACAAATAAAACTTTGTCTGAAATTGAGACTTTTATTGATTTATACAAAATTTTTGATAAATCTCTAAATAATTAGTATTTAGTTTTTAAAATAAACCCATTATTTTTTTACTAATTAAAATTTTTATGGATAAAAGAGTTTTAGATCTTGTTAGTACAAAATACATCACAAAAAAGTTGGAAGCAGAAATTGACCTTGAAAAGTTGATTAATGAATCACCCAAAGAAATTACGTCCAATCAATTGGCTGAATTAATCATGGGTAAAATTAAAATCTTAAGAAATGTTTCTGCCGAACACCAAATGTGGGAAAGTATTTTATCACAACTAACCAAACCCGAAGAAAGGGAAAATAATAAATAAATAAAAATAAACAAAAATGAAAGAAAACAGTTTAGACAAAATGAAAGCTTTGGTTTCAGAATTTGAAGCAGATTTTACAAAATTTTCAGAAAAAGGTAACAAAGCAGCCGGTACTCGTGCTAGAAAAGCTTTACAAGAAATTAGAAATCTTGCGAAAGATATCAGAACCGAAATTAGTGATGCTAAAAAGAAAACTGCAGCTTAATGATTGAAATTCTCATAAATAAAACTCTATACGTATTGTTTTTTATGTCGATATTAAATGTATTAAGACATACTTGGAAGGTTTTTTCTATAGTGAGAAATGAAGATGTCCCTAATAAGTATGAGCTCTCAAAACAAGAGCTCATATTTTTAGGTTTATCTGTCGCTTATGTTTTAACAACAATTTTTACAAAAATAACCATATAAATTTTAATATGATACAAGAACGTTTTAATGAATTACAACCTTACCTGAGAGGTGTAAAATTAGCAGGTGAATTTTCAGTTGTTGAGTGTATTTTAAAAAATACATGGAAGATTGATGGCGTAATTGCCACAGGAATTCAATATAAATCAGGGAAGGAATCAGAAGACCATAAAGGTTATGTTTCACATATGTTTTGGGGGGAGGATTCTATCGATAATTTGATTAATGCTTTAGAAGTTGTCATCAACACTAATATTGAAAATGAACAAAAACAAGCACTTCTTCGTTCAAAAGTAGAAGAACTTAAAAAAATGTTTGAAGATAAATCTCTTGATGAATTAAAAGGTTTAAAATTTAGTTCAGAAATGGATGTGACGTTAAAAGTTAAAACCCCAGAACCACATAAAAATGGCACTACCGAAAAAGTTTAATGAAACAGTTAACTTTAAAAACAGGGTTGAATCATTAAATGATTTAATTTATTACTCTGTAAAGTACGATTATAAACTAACAGAAGGTTATAAAGATTATTTAAATAATGAATTTGATATTGGTGGTGAAATTACTGGATATAAAGAAGTTTCAGCTTTAAATGAAGAACAAGCAAAATCTAAAGTAGAAAATTGGTTTAATGTTTTAATTAAAAATAAAATTTTGGAGAGTTACGAAATTAAATCAGAAGAAATCAAAAATCTCTATGAGACTTTAAGAGATAAAAAAATACTTAATATTTTAAAATTTAAAAACCCTCAATAAAGAGGGTTTTTTATTATTCCACAAATTTGTCCCATTGGTCAGATTTGATTTTATTTAAGTAAAAAGAATCGATACGACCCATTTTTTTTAATCTACGACCCCACTCTTCAAAATCACCAAAATGCTCTAATCTATCATCCCACAATTCAACTTCACGAATTTTTGGGTACTTATCTAATAGATTCATTAAATGTTGAATCTTATTACTTAAAGTACTACCACCGCGATTAAAAAGATAGTGTTCAAAATAGTATCCCCTGTCATTAACAATTTGTTTAACTAAATTATCTTGTTTTTGTATACGACCTGTTAACAACACCGTTACAGTATTAGGGTCATTAACTTCTTTTTGGTAATCATTAAAAACTTCTTTAACGACAGGCATATCCCAAACATCCGTGTCTAAAGACTCGTTGCGTCCCCACCAACCAAGATAAGGCCAAGGTTTACCGTAATAATTAGCCCATTTTTGTTTGTTTTCAGGAGATCCAATAGGCGTCTCAACCAAGGTCCCATCAAAATCAAATACCGAAAGCTTTCTTTTTTCCATTAAAATCTTATTTTTACTGTACAAATATAAATATTTTAAAACTTATAATCTATGAAATTAATAATTTTTCTTTTAATCGCTTACGGAATTTGTAATATAATTGTTTTTGGTTCCATTTTTAAAGGTTGGCGTGATTTTTGGTCTACCTTTAGCCCTAAGTTTTGGGGTATGTTATTTACCTGTATGATTTGTCTACCTACTTGGGTTGGTTTTTTAGGTTCTATGTTGGTTTGGTCCCCGTCCGAATACTATCAAATAGTAACTGAAGGATTAAATCTTGGGTTTTTTACAATCCCAAAAGGGTTAATATCAGTTTTTCTTGACGGTTGTTTAACTTCTGGAGCTGTTTGGTTAATACATTCTTTCCAAGAAATGATGGAAAGACACTTTGACATTCAAAAATCAGATGAACCAGGTTTATAGTTCTTTACATATTAAAAAAAATTAAATATAATTGTTTTATGAAAAAATATCTTACACTTAAAAATTTAGGTTGGGTTTTTACTACTGTTGTATCATTAATGGTATTAATGAGTGGATTACCCAAAATTATCGGCACTGAAGAAGTTATTAAAAACTTTACATCTATGAATCTCCTTCCTTATATGGGTTTGGTTGGTTTGATGGAAGTTGCTGGTGTTGGGTTACTTGTCTACCCTAAAACTTCTGTCTATGGTGCTTTACTTATATCCACTGTAATGGCAGGAGCTGCATCAATTCACCTTTCACTTATGGGTGGTGTTGGTTTGATAATGCCAACTATTGTTGGTTCATTAGCTTGGGCAGGGCACTGTTTACGTACTTATCGTCGTAAAAAGTAAAAAAACTTAAAATTTTTTAAACCCCACATGTGTGGGGTTTTTTATTTGATATTTATTATATATGAGAAAAGAATATCAGTCAGTTGGAATTATTATTGTAGCTAAAGACACTAATAAATTTTTAATGTTACACCGCGTTAATTACCCAATTACTTGGTCTGCTTTGGCAGGTGGTATGGAAAAGGGGGAGGATCCAATCCAAACTGTTAAAAGAGAAATAAAAGAGGAAATAGGGGTTAACCCGAGTATGGTTAAAGATATAGAAATAGTGGGTACATCTAACGCTATGGGTCACACACATTACGTCATGGTAGGTTTTGTGAATAAACAATTTGAAATACCCAACTTGCAAATAGAAGAAAATGATAATTACGGTTGGTTTACGGAAGAAAATTTACCTAAACCTTTACACCCAGGTTTTATAAAGTCTTTAAATATGATAAAACCTTTATTAAATTTAAGAGAAAATATTAAAAAGGTTTTAAATAATTTTTTAAATGAGTAGGGATTTAATTAAAGACGAACAACGTAAGATGCGACAAGATATTGTTGCAACTGAAATTAAAAAAGAAAATTTTATTAAAGAAATGGTTGATGGTTTGGGTAATGAAATATTACAAGAACCTAATAAAATACAAACTGTCAAAAAAATAACTTTTTGGGATAAAATAAAAAAATTGTTTTAATGGAAAAATTAGTTTATAAAATGGTTTCTTTAAAAGAGTATGTTGATTTTGCTATTTCTTTAAAAGAAATGGATGAGGTTAAAAAAGGATTTCCCGTACCGAACACAATTACTTTTTCTTTAGATAAAAAAAATCACGAATCTTTACAAAAAGAAGTTTTACGTGAAAAAAATATGCCAATGATAGATTTAGTAGATGAATTTGAATTGGAATTATACGGAATTATATTCAAGTTCGTTTCCAAATGAGTTTACTACCATTTTTAAACGAATCCAATATTGAAGTTGGGTTAGATGAAGCTGGTCGTGGTTGCCTTGCCGGTCCTGTCGTTGCCGCAGCGGTCATATTACCAAAACATTTTGACTATTCAATCGTCAGAGACTCTAAAAAATTAAGTGAGAAAAAAAGAAAAGAGGCCTTTGAATTGATAAAAAAAGAGGCTGTTGATTATAGTATTTCTTTTGTAACCCCACAAGAAATTGATAAATATAATATACTTCAAGCAACAATGTTAGCAATGCATAATTGTCTCGACATGTTGAGAGATTTTAACCATATATTAGTTGACGGTAATTATTTTAATGAGTATAAAGATATTCCACACACTTGTCTTATAAAAGGAGACGACACCTACTATTCAATAGCTGCGGCATCTATATTAGCTAAAGTATCGAGAGACGAATACATGAAAGAGTTACATACTCAGTTTCCTAAATATAAATGGGAAGGTAACAAAGGTTATGGTTCTGCCGACCATATTAAAATGATTAAAGAAATTGGTTATACAGAACATCATCGTATGTCATTTTTAAAAAATATCCTTCAGTCTTAATTTTATTTTTGGTATTCTTACTATATGAAATTACCTAACAATGTTTTAAAATCTGTCATAGAAAGAACTGAACAAGTTTTTAAAAACTATGTTAGAAAACCACACCTATCAAAAAAAGATGTAATTGGTGAGATTAACGATTTATATGATAATCAAAAAGAAGTGATTTGGATAGAAAACCCTCATCAGATTAGAAATATTTTAAAAAACTCTGATAACCCATGGGTTTACCACTACTCATTAAACCTTAATTGGGTTCTATTCTTCAAAATTCTATATGAAGAATACCTGTTTGGGAAGGATGATTTAGATGAAGATATTTCAGATGTTTATCTAAAAACTTGGAGGTTAAAAATACTTTTTGACCATGCTGACGGTTTAATAGAAGATGGTGATAAAGTTTATATAGTTAAAGATGACTATAATTTAATACAAAAAGGACTTGATAGATTTACCTTGAGTTAGAACGGTAAAGACGGTTATACCCAATCCCCGTTCTTTCATGAATCTTTTTATACCAAGTCTTACGATTTTCTTTTGGGATGGATCCAAAGAATATAATATCACCAATTTTATTATCAAAACAATAAGTTCTTATTTTATTATAAAGTCTAATTGTTTCATCAATATCTTTACAGGTTACCAAATATAACTCTAAACCTTCTACAACAATCTTATTATTTAACATTAAAACTTGCTTAGGTGCCTTTTTTTGCTTATTTGGTATAACAACATAGTCTATAATTTCTTTTGCTGTTAATTTACGATTGGCACCTGAAATATTAAAAGTCTCTTCTACAAAGTAAGGGGCAACATCAACTATTACCCAAGAATCGTCATCAACCGATTCTTGAACAAATTTCCCTAATTCATTTTTTATGATTCTATCTGAATCTTCTTCGGTTCTTTTTTTTAAAAGTAAAATTTCATAATTAATATCTTCTAAAACTTTATCCTTGTAGATTTTAGTTTTAGGGAAGAATACTGCTTGAGATTTCAATTTTTCAAACCTATAATTAACATCGTGTTCTCTACTATAATTGTGGAGAACTTTAATTTTTTTACGATTTTCGGTTAAAACTATTTGATACATACTAATATATAAATATGTTCCACACAAAATAAATTGGATAGTTATAAAAAAATATTAGATTATGTTAATCAGATTAATAAAATTATAAACAAAGATATGGGAAAATATCATGATATATTGGGTGTAAACCCTGGAGCAACAGAAGATGAAATTAAAAAAGCTTATAGAAAAAAAGCTATGGATTCACACCCAGATAAAGGTGGGAGTGAAGAAGAGTTTCAAAAAATTAACGAAGCTTATGAAATTTTAACTGGTAAAAGAGAAGAACCTAAAGATCCAAATCAGTTTAGAAACCCTTTTGGTGGAAACCCTTTTGGTGGAAACCCTTTTGTGAGAAATAACGGTTTTAGGATGAAAGCCAGAGCAATAAATTTGGATGTGAATTTGACTGTTGAAGAAGTTTATAATGGGTGTATTAAAAATGTTAAATATTATGTTGATAGATTTTGCCATACCTGTAAAGGAAAGGGTGCTTTAAAATTTAGTTCCTGTGGTGCGTGTAATGGAAGGGGTATGTATGTCCAAAGTATGCACGGAATGCAAACTTTTACAATGTGTAATAATTGTGGTGGTTTTGGGCAAGTAAGTTTAGAAAATTGTGGTACATGTGCTGGGGTAGGTCTTAAAAAAGAAATTGAAAGTCTGGACATTAAAATTCCTAAAGGAGCTACTGAAGGCTCAAAAATGGTGGTCAATAACGGTGGTAACGATGTTGTTGGGGCTGAAAGGGGTGATTCAGTAGTTATCATTAGAGTTTTACCACATAAAAAATACGAACTAAATGGTTTAAATGTTAATCAAACCGAAGAAATATCTTTTGTTGATATGGTATTAGGTGGTGATATAGATATAACCACTTTAGGTGGTACTTTTAAAATAACGGTACCTAAATTCTGTGAAACAAATAAATTATTTAGATTAAGAGGTCAGGGTATTAAAGACGATGACACAGGTATAGTGGGTGATTTATACGTTAAAATAGTACCAAAAACACCAAAAGATATTACAGAACAAGAGAAAGATTTATTATTAAAACTAAAAGAAACAACTAACTTTTCATGATATTTATAATTGATGAAGAAGCGTCAATTATTAAATGAAATCATGGGAGTACCAAAAGCAGTAGACTTTTGGGTAGATAACTTTTCTATTATCTTAGCGGGGATGGCTAAAGGACTTGTTAGTAAAGATGAGGTTGAAGAAAGTGATGTTGACTATGTTAATAGTGAAAATGAAACTGTAACCGATACTGCTTACAGAGCTAGAACGGTAATGGAAGGTAAAGAATTTATGAATTGGGTTCTTAAAATAAATAATTACACGGATTTAAGGCAATTATTAACAGACCCAAGGTTTCAACAATTCCCACTTTATAACCCAACTGTAACTCTTTCTTTATATTTTTTACCAGACGAGTTATTTCAACTTGAATTTGGGGGTAGAGATAGCTCTGATCTTGTAGAAGGAAGTCATTCTTTTAGAACAGATGAAAAAGCCATTTCAAAAATTGGTAATAATAAAATTTTTGTTAAACAAAAATTAAATTTTCAAATTTATTTACCAACTTCAGATTTAGATAATCTAGACGTTGATAGTATAAGAAAAATGGTTAAAATAACTGTTAGCCATGAATTAGTACATGCTTATGAAACTTTTAATAGAGTTTCCACATCTGGAGATCCTTTTCAAGGACAAGAATCTTTTTTAAATGCAGCACAACAATTAATGCGAGACGACAAATACCCACAATGGGGACAGTTTTTAACATTAGTTTACTTACATCTTAGTTTTGAAATTAATGCTAGGGTAACACAATTCTATTACAGTGTAAAAGATAAGGATATAAAAAACATTGATGAATTTATGGTTGAACTTAAAAAAAGTTCAGTTTGGAAAGAATTACAAATGTTAGAAAATTTTAAAGCTGATGATTTTATAAACAGTTTTAAAATGAGAGGTGGTGATGACTTATTTGGTATGATGAATGATATCGGTAAACAAATGGAAAGAAGAGCACAAGGTTTACCGGCAATTAAACCAATTAAATCACCAAAAGAAGGTATGCAACATTTAATTCAAGGATGGGATTCGGTTTTACAAATGTTAAATTTGAAATTTTCAGAACAAGGTGTTTATAAAGGTAAACTTATGGAATTAGTACCAGCTAAAGCAATGAAAGATCCTTATAATTTTTTTAAATTTTTTGAAAAAAGATTTCACAAAAAGGCAGAAAAATTTAAAAGAAAACTTTATAACATATCAGTTTTAGTTTTGGATAAAAGTTTAATGGAAAAATAAAATATGAAGACACTGTTTTTTTATTTATTATTTCTTTTTTCAATATTAAAATCTTTTGGACAGTGTGCCGGCCCTACAACATTCACCCTAACACCAACACCACCAGCAAGTGGATATCTTCCTAATACAACAGTAACAGTTTGTTTTACTTTAACAAGTTTTACACAAACAAACTCTAATTGGTTTGAAGGATTTGATATTAATCTAGGTACTGGATGGACTAACGTAACACCTATTTCAGCTCCCGCAAATTGTGGTGGTAATGGGACAGGGGGTCAATGGATTTGGATGAATTCTGTAACATCAAACGCTACACCTGTTACCACAGTAGGTCCTGGTTATTTTTTTGATTTAAACAATGATGGTAATCCAGGTAATGATTATGGTGATAGTAATGCCGGTGGTAATTGTACTTGGACTATGTGTTTTAGTGTTAAAGTTTCTAATAATTGTACACCACAAAACTTATCAATACAAATAGCACCTGGTGCTGATGGGGTTTGGGGTAGTTATACAAGTACGTCATGTGATAATGTAAATTATACTAATGTATATACAGGTTTCAGTAACCCGACACCAGTAGTTGTTGGGCCAATAAGTCATAACTAAGAAATAAAAAAAAGAAAAATGAAAAACCTACTTCTACTCATCTTTACAATCCTAACAACAACTGTATTTGGGCAGTTAACAACCACCAATCCCGATACCGTATGTTATCAAACTAATGGTTCTATATATCAAGTACCTTCATTAGGGGCGGGATATACTTACAACTGGAACGTTGTTGCACCTGGGGTTATCACAGGTGGTCAGGGTACTAATCAAATTAATGTTAATTGGTCGGCAGCAAACCCAGGGTTAATTAATAACGCTGTTACAGTGACAGCGACAGGACCAGGAGGTTGTCAAAGTTCACCTGTTACAATAAATGTTTTTATTTTACAAGTCATACCAACAATCACTGCTGTGGGACCTTTATGTCAAGGCGGTCCTTGTGTTAATTTAGTTGGTAGTCCGGCAGGCGGTACTTGGTCAGGTACAGGAGTTAGTAACGGCCAATTTTGTCCAACAACAAGTGGTAACTTTAATATTACTTACACAGTAACTCAGAATGGTTGTACATTTACAACCACAACAAGTATCGTAGTAGTACCATTACCTGTACTATCACCAATACAACATAACTAACAATGAAAAGGTTATTTTACATATTAATCTTATTGCCAATTTTTGCCTTTTCACAACAAGAAATTGAAGTTTGTGAAGGTGATAATGTGATTTTTACTTATTCAACAGGTACGAACCAAATGGGTAGTATAAATTGGTATATAGATAACACTATAAAAGGTGGGGGTCAAACTTTAACCGTTAATTGGGCCGATTACTCTGCAGGAACTTACATCATTACCGCGGATTTTATTTCAATATACAATTGTCCGGCAGAACAAGTTTCATTTCAGGTCATAACTAAAGAATGTGAACAAACAACTGTGTACATACCTAATTCTTTTACACCAAATGGTGATAACACAAACGAGTTTTGGGTACCAAAAGGGTTTAATTACCAAGAACCTTATTTTTTTATAATGAATAGATGGGGTAATTTTTTATTTAGTTCAAATAGTTTTGATATTGGTTGGGATGGAACTTACGGTGGTAAAATATGCCAAGACGGTGTTTATGTTTACGTTGTTAGATGGAAAGATAAAAGAGGTAGACAATACACAGATTACGGACATTTAACACTTTTAAGATAAATTTGACTTTATTATAAATTTTCGTACATTTGTGAATATTTAATTATTACAAATACTCCGTTAACTATGACACACAGGTTTTTCAAAATAAGAGAGAGAAGAGAATCGACTAAAAGTCGGACTGGGTGTCGCATGTAGTTACGTTTATATACATACACAATCTCAAAATCCGACTAAAAAAATGGTCGGATTTTTTGTTTTTATGAAATATTGTTTTTATATTTGTACTGTTCTTTGAAAATAACGCTCCCATCGTCTAGGGGTTAGGACGCATCCCTTTCACGGATGAAACGCGGGTTCGATTCCCGCTGGGAGTACTTTGTGTTGTTCCCTTGAGAAAGGAAGACTCGAGCAGTAGTATGAATGACTGGACTACCAACACAGAGGATTTCTCACCCTCAAATAGTCAGGTGGCGGAATGTTAGACGCTAGAGCTGGAGTTAGGTCACACGCATTTTGGGTTCGAGTCCCGTTAGTTGGGCCAGCTAGGAGAGCCGTAGACCATGTGGGTTCGAGTCCCACTCTGACTACAAAGGTAAGTTAAAACGTATCGTCAAATCGTATGTCGACTATTGGGGTTATAGGTCACTGGACTATAAACCATAGATAAGGCCCAGCCAGTGGAGGTAAAATTGCAATGTAGTCCTCAAAATATGGGAACTTACCAATGTTCTTTGAAATTGTAATATGTGGGGTCGGAAACGTACCCGAAAGGGGTCAGATCGAGGGCTTAAAAATTTTAACCCACCTCTATTACATAATTTGGTTCCATCGTTCAAGGGAAGGACAAATCTCTTCTAAAGATTTAATGGGGGTTCGAATCCCTCTGGGACTACAAAAAAAGTAAAAAAAAGTAAAATAGCGTATTGACAGAAAGACTTTTTATACTTAGTATTAACAAACGTTCTTGAAAATATTGATTCTTTGATTATCTGAAGCGGTTGGAGTAATTTCATCAATTAAAACAACTACAATTCAGAAACGTAAAACGATAAAGCCGAAAGGTTTTGTTTTACGAAAAAAGTGTTTAACTTAAGCGTTTGACTTACTCAAGCCTTAGGAGTTCGATAACCTCTCTAAAAGTTATTAAGTTAAGGTAAGGTCTTTAAAATCTTCTCGGGGTCACTCCCGGCCAATCCCCTAGATGGGGAAGCAAGAAGTAACCATTATTCTGAGAAATTCTCAGGTAATCTAAGAAATCATACAAATATTCTGTTGAAGCGGTGATAGAAGTTACATCAAAACTATTGAAACTGAAAAACACTTTTATCTAATATACTCAATAGGAACTTATTGTCCACTATGGTTGAAATATGCCCTGAGTGAGACCTGTTAGTCCCTACGAGTAAAATTGTAGGGACTTTTTTATTTTAAAAACAAATTAAATTACACATTATGCCAAAGTTTGAATCAAAAGCAGTAGAAAATTTCGATGGTGGTATTTCTTATACCGTAAACCCAATTAATACACTTCGTATTATAGCGGCTTCATCTATTTTTGGTGAACCTTCTTATTACAGAGGTTCTCATGATAAACCTTCTAATTTGTCTACTTTAAAAAGACATGATATTTTAGGTGTCTACACTGATCCAAGTGAGACTACTACCG